TTATAAGTTATATCCGCCACTATTGGGCTTGGTTGGATTCGAGATAATGCCCAAAGTAGCCAGAAGACCAAGGATAACATCCGTAATGGCCAAAATATCCTGCTTCATCACTTCGGTTAAGTCAAACAGTCCCGTCAGATGTCCCAGAAGCTGAATAAGGAGCAGCACTTGGGATACAATACTCACCCATAACGCGTAGTTGCGCCATCTTTTTTTGATCATATTATTGACCTCCCTGCTCGATCCGTTTCAGTCTTTCATCCAGATCACTAATCCTTGCCGAGCTGCCGGCAATCAGCTTGAGAAAGTTCGCTCTTAGTCTATTGATCACGATTGCTGTCTCTTCTCTCGTTATCGCCGCTCCGGGTCTCGTTCCATCGAAATAACCATTCGCCTTGGCTTCTGCCCAGTCTTTTGCAGCCCAATCACTGACTTGATTCACATCGCGTTCGCCCACTTTCGGCTCCTCCTTTTTAGAACCGTATTTATTTCTCAATTCGGCCTCGGTACCATCAAATTCATTCAAATCCACCTGTCCGTTAATTCCGCCCACGATTCTCGAACCATTTGGCAATGTACCTCCACTTTGGCCATCGCTATATTGCCAGAACGTCCAGCGAGTCCAACCGGATGCGTCAACAGGCGCCTGAGTGCTGTATCGTGCAATCCAAAGCGGGTATTGGCTTAGTCCACTGAAATTGCCAATGAACGCCGGATAGGTGTAGAGCATCGGAGTAACTCCAGTCAATCGCCCGATTTCATTGAGAAAAGCCTTTGCAACTGCAGTAGCTCCCGCCACGCTTAAACTACCGGATTTCGATTCGTAATCAAGTACTGGAGGAAGATCGAGTTTTACTCCCGCCGACTGAATCGCATTGTAGAACACTTGCGCTGCCGATTTTGCCGCAGCTTCTGTCATCACGGAATTGTCCAGGTAATGATAGGCACCAATCATCAATCCTGCGGCTTTTGCTCCTCGGGCGTTTTCGATAAACTTTTCATCCACACCGTTTTGGGTAGCCTTAATAAAAACGAATGATATTCCACTCGCCGCTACCTTCGTCCAATCGATCTTGCCTTGCCAGTGGGAGACGTCGATACCTTGGGCGTTGCCTTGTTTTCTTGTCTGCATCGCTATCACTTCCTTTACTGTAAAATATGCTAGGTTGGTGGTAATCGGCTTGTACTCACGCCCCGCCCTGCAATTTAATCACTGTTAAAATAGCTCCGACGACAATCGTAATGATCGACGCCGCAATGGTGCGCCAGAGCCACTTCTGGGCATCTTCAATCTTGTCCAGCCGATGGTGAGCCGACCGCGCCGAGGATAACGCCTCTACCGCCGTCTCATTAGCCGCAATCGCCCGATCCAGCTTATCGTCCATATTGTCCACCTTCGTCTCCACTCTCGTAATCCGCTGAAGCACCTCAGTTTGCACCCCGTCCATCCCCCTTTCCCCCTTTCAAAAGAAATGCCCCCGGGTGGGCGGGGGCGAAAAGAAAAGCACCCCATTTAGAGGTGCCTCCTTTAAAAACTATTTATTATTCTGCACGGAAAAGAAATTGATACTGTTCCATTGCATAATAAGTCGAATCAATTACTATATAAGCTGTAGCTCCTTCAGGGACATAAACACGATATAAATGCGTACCGCTTCCAGGATTTGGAATTGCCCCATAGAAAACACTCGACTCTTTACCATCTGCATATTTGATCTGCATTCCTACTCTAAAAATACACTGGTTTCCACTAGGCATAACAAATGCGGAAACCAATTTACCTGCCCCAGTATTGTTAGTCCATTTAAACCAGTCTTGGTCCTGAGCATTTGATAAGTACAATGTATGATCCTGAGACATAGAAAGTAGAGAAATTGCACTATCTTTTGTGTCCCCTATACCCGCTGCTCGTGGTTGCACATCAGCAGCAAAAACAGATGATGACATTGTTAGTACCATCACACAAGCAAAAAGAACCGCTAAAACCTTTTTGAGTTTCATGGTCTTCCACCCTTCAGGATTTTTAGAATCGGCCGATTCGACTCTATTATACACAGATCTCCTAAATGTTGTAAATTAATTACTCTATTTAGTTGATTTTTTGACATAAAAATAGCACGCTCCATGTGGGCGTGCTTTAAGATGATGTTCCGTTGATTACTTCTGCTACTACTGTCTTAAGATTATATAGAGCTGGCACTTGTTCAATCTTATATGTTCCTACCATTACCAGGCTGACCCAAACCTTAACCAATCCGCTGTTCTTATCAAATGTCATCGTCCATCACCTCCCATCGGCTGCAATCATCATAGTTAGTTCTGCGATTGCTTGCTTGTTCTCGATGTCGGATGCCTTCAGCTCGTCCACCTCGATGCTTAACGGCTTGCGATATACTGGCTCCGTTGGCTCCGTCTCGCCAGGGTCTGGATAGCTGAACTCTAACTCTAAAGTATCCAGATTAACCCGATAACTATTGCACTCAGCAAAGTCCCGTGAATATTGTCCATACTCTAGTTGCAAGCAGCCTACCGTATCTGGCACTCGCTCGGCAAGCGCTTCATATGCTGCAAAGTCCTCTTCTTGTGTGGTTTCTCGCACAAAGCCAGAACGCTCTCCGGTGTCAACTAATACATTTCCATTCACCCTGTCAAAATATAATTTATGGCCAATTTGCAAAATGTTCATCTTTCTCTGACCTCCTTTATCACTCTATTGCTATCCAATAAGGATAAACAGCATTAAAATTACTCGATATACTGATGTAAAAACCCGAATCATTTAGCGTGATCCTGTTGTAATCAATTTCAATACTGCTAGCGTATTTATTAAATTGAATAGGTTTCCCTAAAACGGTATTACGTAACGTAACGCCATAGAATGAGTCTTCATAATAATAAGCAACTATATTGGGTGTAAATGCTAAGCCAGTAACAGTTACAGCATCATTAGCCCACCTAGTGCGGCCTGTAGCATATTTTCTACCTATCTCTATTTGCCCTATCTTGGCCGCCAATTGCGCAAATGTATCGCTGCCTGACGCTGGTACTCCTTTGCCAGTAATAGCGGCAGCGACCGCATTTTTACCATCACTGGCTGATTGAAAAGCCTCATCAGCTCTATCGTACGCTTTTTTTACAGCGGTAGCTGTAGCTGCCAAGACTGATGATGTAGTATTTACAGCATTAGTTAGTTGCACAATGCCTTTTCTTGCTGTTGTTGCAGTAGGGATTTCAGCTATCTTTTGATCAATCAGTTCTGTAATTGTCTGCATTACTGCTGTATCAAGCTCTTGTAAGGTGATTCCCTTAGCCATATGTGTTCAACTCCTTTCTATTGACGATGTTATAGATGCTTACCACCCAACGGCAATAAAACTAAATTCTAAGGAAGACATGGTAGTGTTACCTATATTAAATTGTGCAGTCATCCCGCTATTTGAAAAAGTCTTAGAAGCGACATAACTTGTCACCTTGCCAACCGTAAACGCAGCTCCTGTAAATTCGGTGTCACCAACAATAGCCATTTTCTCCCCATCAGCAGCATCCTGGGTTCTCCAGAACGCTACAACTCTTGGCCTAAAGGTTAGCCCCGTGATAGTGAATGATGGAGAATATCCAGAGCCTGTGGTAATCTTCCCGCTCGCAAAGGGTTTCCCCTCTATCAAGCTCCCAATAACACCGAATATATTAACTCCGGTTTTTATGTTTCCTGGTACAAGGTCGGCATCTCCCAAGATCGTTATTGCACTGCTATAGTACCCTGCTGCTTTAGTCTGGTTGGTTGTTCCTGGCGTAACGGTGCCACCAGCTCCACGATTGATGATCCCGTTTAGCTTAGCTACTAACGAATCCCAACTGTCTGAAGTGGCTGCCGATATACCCAGGGCAACAAGCGCGGCAACCACTTCTGATTTACGCTTATTGCCAGCTTGAAAAGCCTGGTCAAGCTGACCCTGTAGTCCGTCTACCCGGTTGATAGGTATGCTGCCTGTAGCAAGCACCGCCCCATTGATCGCACCGTCTGAACCAATCGGAACATTTTTAAAAACGACCATTGTCACCTCAGATGCAGCCGCCACGCCCGATAGAAGATTGAGTTTTGCCCGCTGCGTAACCTTCCCGGCTCCATCGCGGACGGTATTGGTCAGGGTGTACTGCGTAGCGTCCAAGACTGCCCGGTTAATCGCTACTAGCAAGGTGTCTGTGTTCGCGTCGAATAGATCGAGCGGAATCTCGAACACCTTCTGATTATCCGCTGTGGCCGTCACCAGCAGCGGGTAGCTGACCAGCTTCGGGATGCCTGTCTCCGTGACCAGGCTGATCTGCTGATCCGTGTAGGATTTCGCCTGAAGGGCCGCATCTTTGATTGCCTTCGGCGTCGCCGCCTGATTTTCGGCTTCGCTGTCCGTTGCACTGGAGAGCTGGACTTTACCTTTGACGGTTAGCGAAGCATCAGGAATATCGACCTGGCCCATGGCGGCATCGATCTTGTCCCAATTGTCATTAAGCATGGTCTTTATATTAAATGTATCGTCCCCATCGATCATAGGATCTTTTTTCAATAAATTAAGATTAGGTGTATTACTGGCCAACCGGACCACCTCCTGCAAATTTACTTAAGGGTATCTGCTCCATTTGATTGAGCGTCATTGCTCCATGAATGTCCCGAAGCAATAAATAGCTGAATTCATATTCCACCTTCAAATGAGCCGGCTTAATCCCCTCGATGACCATCTTCAGATCATCCAGGTTAGGTGGGACGCCGATGGTGTCCACAAACTTAATCGTGAAGCTCCACTCAGCAGGCTGAAATGATACATCCACGGTTCCACCATCGTAAGCTTCAGCTACATTCTTCACGAGCCGTCCGGAGAATTGCCCAGCCCCACGCAGCTTGGATTCCACCAAAGCACGACGCTGCTCAATCGGCTTAGCCAGCTCCGTTGTCAATCCGAGCTCTTCCTCCCATCGGTCCAATCCCCAGGTAGCCGTCCGCACATAGAACTGATTCAGCGTCTCATCCAGTGCTTTATATAATTCATCCAGTTCAACGCCCTTACTGTTCATATCAGACTGCATAATCCGGGAGCTCTCATAGTATCCCGGTAGATAAGAGAACATCTCTCGTCCCTTAGGGCTTATTATTTGAAAATGCTGAAAGCTACTCATAAACATTCACCGTCCCCAGAACGGCAACCTGTCCCGGTGAGATTTCCATATTTGCGTTATCCTTCCCATTAACGGTCAGGTTCGTATAATCCACAATGGACGGAAGATCCAGTAATACGGCAGCTATACGTGTATAACGAACCAACGTATCCGTAAAAGCTAACTGCTTCAAATAAGCACGAACTCCATCCTCGATATAACCCCTGACTTCTTCCATCGTTGAACCAGCCGCAAGTGTCAATTGCACCGAAATTTCAATGGGGACCTCTTTCGCCCCCATAACTGTAACCACAGGCCCGGCAGGCGCAACACCTTCCCCCTGGCCATCCATGGTCGGATCGATATGCTTCTGCGCAGCAGCAATTATTTCTGCATTTGCCGCACGTTTATCGGCATCGAGCAAATAAATTCCAACCGTACCTGGTCCATTCCACAACGGAATTACCTGAACGCCGCCAACACCCGCGACTTCCCCGGCCCATTTCATATATTGCGCCTTATTACCGCTGGTTCCTTGGTTTCGAACCTGCGCATAGAACCGCTCCAGAAGCAATTCATCTGACTCAACATCTGTACCGCCCGTAGTTTCATTGGGATTGATCACTGCCGTGATCCCGCTGATTGACGTTGACATTACATTAATAACACCCGCAGGCACATTACCGCTTCGGCCAGCGACCAGCGCCCTGATAGGAACAATACCAGATCCATCCGTTCCCAGAGCAACAGCTTCCAACGTCTTGTATTCAATCGATGCCTCATCTGTAATCTCATCTGCCGGAGTTGCCACAACAGTTCCCGTCGGCACAGTCGTTCCCGGTGTCCCCGAGAACATGACCTTGCCTATCGCTGCAACCGCAGCACGCCGGGTAAGCCCATGCTCCGCGACTCGCAGATCCAGATACTCACCGTAAGTCGTGCTCGCGAAGCCGCGCTGCAGCACTTGCTGCCCCCAAACTGCGGCATCGGCTAACACAAAAGCAACCGGAGCTTGCGAGTCCCAAATAAAAGAACCCTCGGATTTATCAATATCTGCGGGCACCCGTTCCAGCATACGCTGCATAATCTCATCCTCTGTTTGTTCCTGTAAAAAAAGCGGCAGCTCTGCCATCAGCTCACACTCCCTTCTAAAGTGAACTGCTCATCATGTACATTTCTGATCTGACAAGAGAAACGACATCCGTCTTCCTGCCAGCTAAACGTAAAACCATCCACACTCAACGTACGGGGATCAACCATTAATGTCTCCGTCACCATCCGCTGGATTTCGCTTTCTTGTACGGCTCGGCTGTAACCTCTACCGATCAATTCATCCAACTCCTGCCCATACTGGCGAGAGTAGATCAGATGCCTGTATCGCGGGGTGCGAATCGCCTTCTGGCACCACATCACCCAAGCGTCCATCCCATCTACCTGAGCTATTTTTCGCGTAGGCGTCATTACGAATTCCCCGGCATCAAAGTCGAAGCGCCAGCTCCGGCCTAGACTTACCCCGTCTTCCAACAACTCCGGATTCCCGGAATCATCCCAGGATTGCTCCATACTTTCCGGAAAAAGATTAGCCACCCCCGCTCACCACCTTACAAAGTATAATCGCATCATTGCCGCCGTTAATCGGCAGGGCCAGCACCCGGTCCCCTGGGGCGTATTTCAAGGTTAGCGATACTTCCTTCGTCTCCGAGGCTTGAAATAAAAACTTTCCCTCCCCTTCGCCCAGGGTGGTCGTCCCGGTCAGTTCCAGTTCAGGTAATCTCAAAGTTCCGGGAAACTCAGCAACATAATAATCCTTGATCTCATGCTTAAACTGATCGAGCTTAAGTCCAGTTGACGTTAACGTCCCAAGATCCGTTGCAAGACCAGAAAGAACCTCGCTGGCCTTCTTCATCGCATTATCACGAAAAGCAACAGCAAGTGCTGTATAAGGATCAACTGTCAAGAAAATACCTCCTTTTTACATCCGCCAAGGTCGTTAAGTCCAGTGTCATATGGCCCGGATTCCCAAGATCGTGCGTTACGCCCGTTACGATCAACTGCTGACCGCCCCAGCTTACCCTGTCTCCAGCACGTATGGTATTCAAATCTATGCACTGAACGGTGTAGGTTTCCCCGATGCCTGTCAGCTTGGATTGAGCCAATTTCTTGGCGGCCTCTACCGATTTGACATCATCATCGTGAACGATCCGCTGAAGAACCCCATACTTCGCCGTTTCTCCTGCAGCGATAGCTAATACCTTGGAAGGTGCATCTTCCTTACCATCCGCTGTCCCAAGCACTTTCACCTTGGTGACTGTCTCTTCCAAGGTACGGTTTTGGGTAGATGACTCGATTCCTCCCAGCACCCAAACCGTTTCATTGCTTCCGATCTTAAACAGACCGAGACCTGAAGGTGTCATCCGTGGGATGTACATGTCACCACCGGCTTTTACGGTTTCCTTCAAATCAGACATAATCATGTTGTAAATCGTCTGTGCACGGTAAACAGCTTTCTTTAATCTTTGCTTCGTATCGGGAAGGGAGGGGGCCAGTTTAATATTCCAATCAGCAGCATATTTCTTGAGACGCTGGGTAGCCGTTCCTCCCGCCGAGAAAAGACATTCGTCCTCCGAACGTGCCAAATATATCGTTCTATCGTAGAAGCTCACCCTCATATGCTTGCTCTGATCAACACTGCTTGAGCATTCCCAGACCACACCAGGATGAAGCAAATATACTTTGCTTGAACCCCCAAACGGGGTCCCGCTCACCCTGATCTCCTGCCCAGGTTCAATTCCGGGAAAGTCGGCAGGAATTTTCATGTTAAGCGTTCCTTGGTAAGCGATCATATCCAGCGAATCAGTCAAGGATATGCTCTCAATCAGCCCACTCAAATAATATTTATTCCGCAGCACAACCTCATAGCTCATCATGGCAGCACCAGCTTTTGTCCCGGCCTTATTTTGTTCGGATCTTTACCGATCGTTTTAGCGTTAGCTTTATAGATTGCCTGCCATTTTGCGCTGCTCCCTAACTCAAGCTTGGCGATTTTAGAGAGGGTATCTCCAGACTTCACCGTGTAGGTCTTGGCCGCCTGCTTCGTATCGCTTCGATTGGATGAACCGCTTTTAGCTTGAGCTGCCGCAGAATTGTGTACCTTCATTTCCTGCCAGGTACGGGCCGTAATCTCAAAATAAACATCTCCTGGCTCGCCGCCTTTGAACGTGCTGTTGTGAGCCGATAGCATAACCAGCACATTGACCGCCGTATCGGAAATGATCAGCCGGACCGGCCGTTTACTATTTATCATCGAGGTGATTTGATTCATGGCCATCTGCGGATCAGGCAAGTTCTCATAATTACAGTAACCTGGATCATAGGCTGCCGGAAAAAAAGAAGAGAAGGCGATTTCCTTCACCCTCTCTCCGACCGGAAAATCAAATTCCCCAAGCGCCACAATATTCACTGTATCCAGGGCGTTTCCCCGGGTAATCGTAATCTCTTCAGGATTCACCGGAAAATAAAAATCCTTACCCGCCGAATCGATCAAGTGGATTTCCACCGCTCATCCCTCCTTTAACTCATATTCATCATTGCAAAACGAACCTGATTAGCAATCAAGCTGCCTGTTTTTTGAGCAATATCTTCGTAGTTGATCTCGTCTTTTTGGACTGTGAGATTGATGGCGCCAGGTGTAACTGAGACGTTAACGGAATGGTCCACCTCTTGTTTGATATTGTTCGAATTTATTCCAGACACTGCTGATTGATTAGTAGGAAATTGAATTGAAGAGTCAGAATTTATGAATTTAGTACCCTTAATGATTTGATTAATCCGTTCTATCGGATTGATATACCCAATCTTATTAAGAGTTTCATTTATACTTTTTGATGTGGAATCATTTATAGTATTTCCTTGAACTGCATTACTTTGTTCTTTTTTCTTTTCTCTTTCCGCTCTTGTTCTTTCTACCTCATCAGAAACATCCTCCCCAAAAAATAAGGTACTTAAATTTTCCCGAGAAATAAAAGGCTTCATGGATTTCAGAGCGTCACCGTACGTGTTCTTCCAAGTCTCTTTATTCGTCACTCTGTTGTAAGTTTCTTTACCAAGTTCAATCGTATATTTGATAACCCCCATATCTTCTACTGGCTTACCGTTAACTTCTGTTCTAGGGGGAGTATTCAAATCATCCCATATTAATTTAGGAGCTTTCCTTACCAGGTCCGACATTCCACTGTTATCCATATATTCTTGTGTGTTCTTAATTGTTAGAAGCATTCCTGCGCCAGCAAGCAATTTTCCAGCAAATGGTAATGTTTTGGACAAAAATTTTCCGCGTCTTCCGTATGTGTCAAGACGTGAAGGAATGGTGCTTACAAACTCTTCTGCTGCTTTAGCAGTAGGAGAAACTCCCTTTGAGACTGCTTTTGTAGTTGTTTTGGAAATTGATTTTGATGCACTTTTAGATATTTCCGAAGTAACCTTTGGTGGGCTTTTCAAAGGATCCTTCACTTTACCGGGTGTCACTTTCTTACTAAGAAAATCACCCAACTCACTCATTTTCCCACCAATTTTCTTTGACAGTATGTCAACCAGAATACCGGCAGCTACTTCTTTTACAAAATCCAAGGTCCCTTCTTTCCAGCCGCCTCCGTCCGATCCAGACCCTTGATCTCCAGTAGATACCTGACCACCATTCGCCATGGATAATTGGCCTAAAATATCCGTAATCCTCAGCGGATCCAGAACAGATAAGAACGCCTCAAAATAAGTTGTTCCCGCCTTCTTGCCCACCTCTGTATAGAGCGATTCATTGCCAAACAGATCGGCAAAAGACGTACCGGCAGCCTCATCCCAGTTTGGTCCTAAGATCGTCACACGCCAAGGGGGTTGTGTTAACCGTGATAAAGAGTTGCGAATTTTGTTAATTCCAGCAGATGCATTATCAATCAGCCAAACTATCGGATTCGCGCTCATCCGGTCAAGTAAGGTCAATCTGTGTGTGATTAACCTTGCTTTTGTAGTGAAACGATCATCCAAAGAGATTACAGGCGTCATTCTTGTTTGGCCCAGAACAGCGGCCCGTCGCTGGGTCTGTTGCAATAAACTGTCCATGCTCCGCAGCTTTTTCTCAGCCTGTTCGATATCGCGGTCGTTAATGACCAAATCGATTTCCTTCTGAGGCATAAGCCACCTCCTTTCTTCCTCATACACGCCTGATAGAGACCTCAGGTTGAGGGAGAAGAGTTCAACAACTCCAGCTCCCTCTCCGAGAAGGCTCTTAACAGCAGGCGTTCTCCTTTGGGAAGAGACCAATACACCCCGGGGCGAAGACTATGCCGCGTCCAAAGATGGAAGAGCAGCGTTGTCATGCCGCCGGAGTCTATTAGTTTTTTACATCATCAATATCAATCCCAAAGCCGGAAATTTCGAGTACTTTGTCGCCTACAGCATCCAATTCCCCAGCCAAAAGCATTCGGCGAACCGCCTCTTCACCACCTGACAGCTTCAAACGGCTAATCAAGCGATCATCGCCCCATCCGCTCAGCTTCAAGGCCTGCTCCTGGCCGCCGTCCAACTTCTTCACAACTTCAAGGGCCGAGGTAGCTTCTTTAATCAACGCCGCGTTGAACAACTCGCTATCGATCTTTTCTGTAATCTGCCCCTTGGTCGTCTTGCGGATCGTACAGCGTTCGCGAATGGCGTCCACCTTGCTGGATGTTAGGCCACGCAGCGTAATCCTTAGGCTTAACCGCCCAATAAAAACGGTCTCTTCCGGCAAATTTGCTGCCGTCTCGAAGAGACCGTCCAAAATTTCCTGTTCATTCAGTTGTTCATTCAAACTCATAACCGGGCTTCCTCCCTACTTTATGAAACTTCGCTAAAATAACAATCTCCGTCAATTAAGATGCAACAATCGGGTCAAGCAACTCATAGGACTCAAACGTAAACGCCGTTTCCTCAACGACCTCTTCGCCGGCAGTCCAGTTGGCGAGCTGGATTTTATCGACCATACATCCGTTCAATTGGATGCGTTCAAAGCCATATGCCTCAGGATCATCCAGCTTATTAATGATCGAGAACTTCTGGAAGCCCCGCGTAATCATATCCGAGGTTACTTTGTAACCGCTCATTGTGCCGGTTCCTTTTTTGCGTCCCAACTTAAATACGGTATATTCCGTACCAACGAGGTTCAGTTCCCGCTTGTCCGCTTCGACATTGGCCTCCAGATGATTTAAGTTCGACTGCCAGACTCCATCAATAAAAATCTGACCGAACGTCCCCATAATAATGCGGCCTGGATCAAGATATTGTGCCATATTGTTATCCCCCTAATAATCGATTTATTGTACGTAAAACGTTCCGAAAATTTGTTCCATGACATCGGTATCATCCGCCGTCCACGCCAGGAAGACCTGATCGTCTTCAGGAACGAACTGCGCCCCGCTTCCATAAAAACGAGGATCCAGAGTTACATCGAACCCGGTGGATTCGATCACATTTTCCAAAGCTAAGGTTTGCAAATACTGCTTGCCCGCACTGATCAAAGCGAGACGACCTTCTTCCGTGTTATTCACTTTACCGATATAGTGATCCTCGGCGGTTTTTTGCAGATCTGAGTTGATCTGGTCAATGACACGAATCTTGCGGATCTTCTTCCAGCCTCTGTTCTTGCCTTCACCCAGCGTATTCAGACTGTTCACCCCGCGAAGCACCTTCACCTTGCGACCATCATGCACCAGCAAAAATACCCCGTTCTGCACGCCCTGCTCTTGCTCGGAACGAGTCCAGCGACGTGTTACATCCTCAAACGGCGCAACAGCATAAGTTGTTGACTCCTTCAAGGACTGACCGGCAATCAGACCCGCCACCCAAGCAGCTACCTGGGAGGAAGAGTATTCTTTGCCGTTCATTTTTGCCCCTGTACCCACGTTAACGATCCCTTCAAAATCGCTGGCCATACTGCGGGCTATCGCTGTATTTACCGCATCACTGGCTGTATCCTCGGCCGAAGTGCCGCCAAGTGTGGCAATAATTCCTTTGCCCTCGCCACGTACACGTTTCACCCAAGCAACAACGCTGGTCCGAAGTGCCGCATCCGTGACACCGTCAAGCGTCAGCAAATGGAAGTCCTGGGTCTCAAAAGCTTCCGTAGCCTTAATATAATCGGCATTAGTAATGCCTGAGATTCCGCTCTCTCCACCTGCAAAGGCTTCGCCGGATACATCCGCGAGCGTGCCTTCCGCTATTTTCTCAGCGACAATCCATTGATTGCCCGTGTCTTCATTTATAGCAGTTGCAGCCTGCGCCGCCTCGCCGCTTCCTAGTGCAATCGTCCGCAGCAGTTTACCACCTTCGTACAGTTTGAGTTCTTTGGTATTTGCAATGACCGGGCTTGGCTGAATCGTTACTTTGAAGTCATTGCCACGCTTGCCAGGGTACTTCGCTTTCAGAGTAATTGCATCTGCTGGGCTAGACTCAGTATTTTTTAAATGAATAATGGCTTCTGCCGCTGAACTGTCTGCCAGACGATAAGCCAGCAGCTTGTTCGGTCCGCCGAGCAGCGCAAGATATAAAGTGGAGAATGCTGTTGCTCCATCTGTCTCGTTGTCAGTAAACATCTCCCGGATCACCATTTCACTATTTACCTCAACAAATTGGCCGATTGGCCCCCAATGCGATTTGACTGGGGCGACGACAACCCCACGTGCTCCAGATTGAATCGCCGTTCCGGCCGCACTCACAAAATTCATATACAAACCGGGCAAAACCGGTTGATTCGTTAAATTCCAAGTTCCTCCTGCCATGTTACAGCACCTTCTTCCTTAAAAATTGTTGGACAAGCTCTTCAGCTTCTTTAATATGAAATGCATCCTGCTCCATGTTTGCTGTGGCCCCAACCAATACCTCTGGCTTCACGCCAAGGATGGCCTCTGCATTCTCCAGCATCTCTTGCAGTGAATACAGCGGCGAGGATGTCTCTTTGGGCTGTGCGATTCTTTTTTTGAATAACAAGTGTCTCACCTCAAATTGGATTCATAATGTACAAATTGCATCAATGGCCCCTCCGTACCAGCAGGTTGACGGCTTGTTCTTCCGCTTAAAGTAACCGTGAGCAGCCCCTCTCCTTGATTCGTGTAACCATCGGCCGTGACTTTGGTATTCACCTTTGGCCCAGAGACGGTTAGATAGCGGCGATCCGCTTCGTTCATCGGCAGTCTGGATGATGTTCCAAGGGCCTCAAGAAGCTGCAGAAGAGCGTTATGTTCTTGGTTGGAATCAACGCCTTGAATAAAAGCGGTCAAGCGCTTTTGAATCTCAAAGGATGATGTTCCCTTAGGCGTGATATCCATCTCGCTAACTCTCCACATTACAGCAGGTACAGCTGACTGTAGCGGCCAGGCTCCGCTGTATACGAACCACTCTTTTCCCAGGAGATCTTGTGTCCAGGTTGCGATTGAGGTCAGCCAGTCGTCGTTAGTGATTGGACTTTCCACCGTTAACCGACGAGGGCTAATGACAGTAAAGCTCATGGTGCGTTTGATCGTTTGCCGCTCCTCATCGATGATGTCCTTAACGGATTGTTGCGGATAAAGCATCAGCCACTTGTCGGTGAGCTCGTCTTCTAGAAGCTGATTGTTGAGCGACTCTGTAATTGACTCAGCTATGGAGTTAAGTTGCTGGGGACTGACCTTGTCAACGTGTAGGCTGACTTCAATTGGATATCTCCATCCAGTCCACGGGCTACCGCCACTATCTGTAATAGGAGATAGAATGACATACGGTTTTGCGCTGCTAATCTCAGCTTGTTCTGAGACGTTGTAAACGGCCTTCAATTCAGGAACCGATTCTAGCAATTTGCTTCGGATCATGTTTAATGGATAGATGACAATTTGACTCACCTCCTTTCAGGCGTGGAATCGACAGGGTACAAGTTAGGTAAGAAAACTGGATAAAGCAATGTCAGAATTCCGCCTAAAACAGTTTTTCAAAAGAAGAAAGCCGCTGAACTGATTCAGCGGCCTTAGATTGATCCGTATTCTTTTCTAAACAAGTCACTTGTCTTTCTTCGATTCCCACAATATCAATTTACCATGATATTTCTCTGGATAAAGGTCGTAGTAAGGTCATGTAGAGGACGGTTAGCGGCCAATTTGTTTTCGATATTCAAAAAGAGATGACTTTAAGTAAATTCGATCGAAGTGATAAGATGATATTCCTCAGGAGTAATCTCTCCGAAAGGATTGGCTTTAGTAATCACCGCACCTCTCAAGGCCTCAGCAGTTACCCACTTCTTCTCAAATGCCATTTTCCAAAAACTCATGAAACCTACACTCCTTTCAAATCAATAATCTCCAGCTTGGCAGCAGACAATTCCGCCCCTAAAGTTGCTATCATTTGCTGCTGTTCGATATTACTAAGCTTCATGAAAGCTAATTCTTCTCCAAGTAGATCTAAAGGGTTGGCTTCTTGAGGGTGGGGGGTAGTCAATTCTTCAATTTCTTCCTTGGTTAGCCCCTCCATCCAATATGATGATGGGTCCCTTGCTTCCCCCTCCTCCTGGGAATTCCATCCTTCTAGATCAAACTTTGGAAGGTATAAGCCGGATGGCACGGGTATGCCTACGGTGTATCCGGCTATTGTGGGTTGTTCTCCTGCCGAGGTTTCCAAACTTCCTTGCACTTGCTCATTACCCTTTGAATCCTGTAATGGTTCATAAAAAGGGACGACACCAGAGAAGATATCGTCCACGATTGTATCCTCTGTATAGAGGCCGTCCGTATTTACTTTTGGTGCTGCTTTCAAGTTGATCACTCCTTATTGCTCGGCTATAAATGAACAGTGAAGCGGTAAATGCATGACGTTACCCGGAAATGTTGCTGTAACATTACCATTGGAAGTAATGTCAAAAAACGAAATGTTGAAATTTGCCCCTGAGTTTATTACCGCTGAAATCCTATGTGTTGTCTTAGGTCTATATCCAGAAGGAAGAGTGAAGATAATAGAACCATTGGTACCACTATTAACAATACCATTTATGTGAACAATACCATTTTCATCTTTATAGTACTGAGCGGGAAAAACGCCTTTACTGGAAAGAGTCCATCCGTTTAATAACGTTGGATATATCCAGTTAACTACAGGTTGAACCTTGTCCTTCTCCTCTTTTTTCATCGTCAATACAGATACACCATGCAACGCCTCTGCTACACCTTGGTTTAGATCAGATAGTTGTGCCTTTTCATTTCTACCTACAGTACCATTAATCTGGCTAATGGAGGATTTGTCCAATTTGAGATAAGTGACACTATAGGTTCCGAACTGGTCATAATCTGCAGCTTGAATAAAGGCAATTTCTCCATTACTAGAGGCACTACTGTGATTTTTAATGGTAGTCCACTTTGATTTTTCGTTCTTGTTACCCTTATAAATATACTTAATATCATTACATAGATATTTAAAGGAACTATTACCACCAACCACACTATCTACAGCATGGTTATTTAGCCAATAGTAACCTACTCCCCCATCGGAGTAATAAGCAGGATAGACGGGCTCCCGTAATATAATTCCCGTACCTACCTCAACTATGTTATCGCCTCCATTTAGTGCTAGACAGCCTTCTGTTACAACAGATTTTACAAATTCTTTGGCTAAGCGATAGATAAGGTTGTACGGTGACCACTTAGAGGTAATAGGAGCTTGATTCCTTGGTAATATGGTAGTCCGACTTATTCCAGAAGTACCAACCTCTGATATTTGAATCCAAGCTTTTAGCTGTCCAGATTCTCCATTATAGGTACTAACTCCATTGTTATCTCCACCGGTACTTCCGTCCCAGTTAAACATCTTCCACCCGTTAAAATACGCCTTAACCTCTTCTACTGTCGGTGTGTAGTCTGGCCCCCATCCACAATCTGCGACTGATAAGCTCAGATAAACAAATTGTTGCTCCCATATTACAAATTGATCAGGAGCGTTAAATTCACCGGAATTAACTAATGGCATGCCGTTATATTTAGTCGCAAATCCTGAGAATGAAAACCCCAATGAAGGTAAAGTTGCATACACCCTTTTTAAACCTGGTTTAGCAGTAGTAGCTGAGTCATATTTCCAGTTCAGTTCCTCATTTAGTACAACCTTTTTCCACTTTTCCAGTTTGAAATATTGTCCGTTTCGCTCAAATAACTCATCAGGTTCATTACCACTCATTGGGTAAGCAATGAGTTCCGTTTGAAACGCAAGCATAGAGTCCTCGCGTGTTCGGAACAGTTTGGGCTCGTTGCCCAACGTGAGCATGGGGTTCTTAAGGCTGATGGTTCCGCCATTCGGTGCATACCATGACAAGGAAATCGTAGTAGTGCCTTCTGGCGTAATAAACTCAATCCCATGCGCAGCATTAATTGCTGTTATCTGATTTCCAATTGCGTCATAGTAACCTACCCATATTACCTCTCGACTATTTAATCCCCAATGAATCACATATGATTGTCTCGCTAGGGCAGGAACACTGACACGGAATCCGTTTCCTGCAGAAGTAGTAGTAAAAGTAGCTGTAACGTCATATGCACTATTTATATTTAGGAAACTTACTCCTGATCCTGTAGACCACTCATAAAAGGGTGGTAATAGATTCTCTCCATACCGCATTATATAGGGATTCTCTACACCAATGATTCCAGAAGAAACGTAAGGAAAATTTGAATTTAATCGTTCAGAGTTCAGTGTTGCAGAAAGAGACTCATAGTTTTCTGGTATGATATTGTAAACACGAACAGAATCAAAGTTAAACGAATCACCATTTGCAAAGGTATCGTTAGAATATACATCAACGCAAACTGATGTATTGGAACCTAATTCAGTAGGTGTAAACGCTCTAAATACAACTCCAGACATGTTTGGTTCAATTCCCTTATTAAGGCTAGTCGGAATATTCCCTCCACTCGCGGTAACCAATCTTGTACCCATGTATTTATTATTTGATTTAATCCATGCCAATATTATCAGATGTTTAGACGGATCAATGTTGAAGTAAATTGATCTTACATACGCTGATGGAACTGATATGTTATTGTGCTTATACTTTAGGCTTGCACTTCCGCTATCTTTAAGTGATGTATCGACAGAAATCGTACCGTTCGGAGTGCTCCAACTCAAGTTATCCTCACATCCCCCAGCACTCCCCAACAAATTAATCAACGTCCGCCCTTTAATACTCCCTAACCTAAATCTTGCATCTCGCTCTGCCTTTACCACTTGCAACCCCGGCTGCAAGGTAATCTCGGAGTACTCTTCAGTATCAAGGCGATTCTCCAGTGCGGAGATGGACTCACCCTGCTCAGTGATTTTTGCACCTTGCTTCAGAAGTGTCCTATCATGCTCACTGATTTCTAGTTCCTGCTCCGCGATCTTCCCGCCATGCTCATTAACCTCCTGCCCCAGCTCATTCATCTCCTCGGGGCGTACGGTATCTCGCAGATTCCAGTCTGTCTTTGCCATTAGGCGCTCGCCTCCTTCACTTGAATAGTCTGTAAGAGCAGTGTGTCTGATGCGATAGGAATATACACCTCATTGGTGCTGATCGCCGAATCGTTATGATCAACAAGAACGATTTTAGTGACCAATGAGATCAGTGCTGCCGGAATGAGATATTGCATTCCGACCTTCGTATCGTTTATTTCCTTCACGAGGAAATCCGTAATTACCAACGAATCGTTTAATACGACCTTGGCAATTTTATTCTCGGTGTATTCGGCAATCTCCATTAAAAAAGCTTGCTCTATCATTTCACCACCACCTTTGGATCAAAACTGGCAAATGGCATCTCGCCAAGTGCCCATGCTCCATCCAATCTATAATTCCATGTAATTTTCTGTGTAGAAATACGCTCTTCCAGAAAAATATCATCGCCTAACGAGGTCTTCTGCTGATAAACCAGATTAACTGGTTTAATGACTCTCACAGTGCGCTCTACTTCCTTGAAAATATTTGCATTATCAATGCTAGCCGTTACCGTCAGTAAATAGTTCTGCGGATCAATACTGACAATAGAAAGCCCCGCCCCCACCAAAAAATCCAGCCTCTGCTGCAAATACCTTACGGTAAATGGCGGTTTGGTGGAGTAGCGGTTGATCAGCCGCTTGCGGCGGAAGTCCAGAGTTTCGGCTTTGGGGTCGGCCTGAATGCCAAGCATTTTCTCACGCCGCTTGATCGCCTGCTCTGAGGCGGTCAGTACAAACTGATCCTGCAGCAGCCGTTCCATTGCCTGCTCAACGGTCAGCAGTTCCTGAGTCTCCGTCTCCGTAAGCTCACGAAAATCAAGAATATCATGGTAATATTCCGGCAAATATTCAAGCAGCCTATTCATCCAGCGTCACCTTCCCCAGCAGTGGAATCTGCTCCTCGGTGAGCTGAATATTTCCAGACTGGCCATTAAGCAGCGTGTGACTAACATCCACGACTCCGGCCACCGTCAAAATGCGAGCATCGATTTGCGCGACACGCACGGCGAGAGCTGACTCATGAGCCCAATTTTGCCGGAGCTGTCCAAAATAGGATTGAAGAGCCTCCTCCACATCAGTCTGGACCTGTCCAATCGTTGTATCATTCGCCAGTGTAAGCGTAGCTGTCACATCAATTGCGATGCCCTCCGCCCCGGCAACCGTTACCGTATGCCCGATGGGGGCAAGGCCAATCCCCTCTCCATGATTCGTCTCCGGGTCTAGAATGGTCTGCACCTCCTCAATCAGTTCCTGAGATGGAGAAGTATACTGCGACGAGATCATCGTCGCCCTTACCGTCCCGCCGCCATTCCAGACCGGGAATATCTTCACCCCGCCAACACCGTCCATCGCACTGATCTTCTGCTTGTAATCAGCAACATTTCCACCAAAGGGCTGTTCATTAACCACCTCAAGATACCTCTGGCGCAACGCTTCATCACTCTCTGCATCCTCCCCAGGAACGAGGACCTCCCCCAACTCAGCCCGGGCAAGACCGTCGATATACTCGATCGGCAGCAGCGTCCCGTATTCCTGATTTCCAGTAGTTCCCGCAGTCTCGCATTCGAGTACCCACTCCCCAGTCTTCATTTTGCTGATCGCTGTATAATCAAGGTCACGAATTGAGAAACGGCTGCCGGTCGGAACATCCATCGGGGCCTGCCCGGACGCAAAGAATAGCCCCTTCCGCCTTGCCTTGGTCGCCGGTTCCCGTTCGATTCCGAACTCCAGCGTCCGCCTCTCCAGATACTCTCCAGTAGCTGTATCCGCAAAAGACAAATTATGGTTCACATCCAGATCCATATACATCTGGGCCAGCTCAGCCGCCGCAGGAGCCAGCGCATCATAAATAATGCTCCCCTCCCGCTTATCGATTTGCTCCGGCACCCGTTCCAGCATCCGCCGCAAAATGGCCTCATACGTCTGATTCTCATACATTTGCATTCACCTCCATCCGAAAATCACCATAAATCGAGTGGAGCAAAAAGGATGCCACCGCTTGATCGTCTTTGATATCTACCTGAAAATCCGCTATCCCGGATATCCGATCGTCCTGCAAAAGGGCTTCGGATACTCGCCTGTTTAGTTCGGATCTGACATAACCACTGCTCCTGCCAATCAAGCTATGACCTTCAAAACCATAATCATTGCCGTAGATCAAATGAGCAAACCGCTCGGTCTGCAGAATTTTATAGGCGGCCTGCTTTACTGCATCAAGACCATCTGTCATTCCAGCCATGCGGTTATTCTGGAAATCCAGCCTATAGGTACGGCTAGTCTCCTGAGTCTCCTCCAACTCAGGGGTCAAGCTGGCTCCAATCGGTATCATGACTTCACCACCCGATCCCATACGACATATTTCTGCCCGCCTTGAACGCGCAGTAGAAGCACTGAGTCTCCTACTTGCAGACCTTTACGGATAACCACTTTCTCTAGCAACGCCTCCTTTGTAGAGGCCTCACTTGTATCGTGTTTATGCTTCAGGTCAATCTCATATCTTTGCAGTCTTTCCGTCACAACCAAAAAATCCTCTTCGAGCGTGAAACGCTGATCGACGTTCACCTCAAGAGGATTTACTTTTACTACGGTCCCGAACAGGACCGCCACCGGATTACCGGCGCCCACGGCCTCACTGCCGAGCCTTCTTATTTTATCTCCAAGTGCCATTAAATCACCTTCAAATCCAAGCTAATCGTATAATCTTCCCCGCTGAAGCGATGCGAGCACTCGTCGACCAAATAGAATTGATCGATGCCCAGATCAGCAATCCTCGCGTTAAGATAAGAACCGGCTCGGACAGACGGATTGCCAAGAGCCTCAAGCTTAAGCTTCTTCATCTCACGATTCTTTAGCTGATGCAGCTGCTCGATCAGCTTTTTGATCTGGGCTTCATTCATATTGTCATCGACCTTCTGAAAGTACTGCAGCCGCCCCCATTTGGCGATATTCGCGCTGTCCTCAGCGGCGTATACGTCGCGATGACCCGACTGCTTATTGTCCTGCACCAGCTTGAAGCGATTATACGTCTCATTATCAATACTCTTCTCAAAAGAATAACCGTACATGGAGGCTTCGTCGCCAATTACCAGATTAAGCCTCATATCCTTGGCATCACGTACAGCCAGCGCCCCAAATTCATCAAAAAAGTTATAGATATTCCCCGTATTAATAACGGTATGGTCGAAAGCTTTGCAAATAATATCGATCAGCTTCTGATTATCCTCAACCATCGAAGGAATGCGGTACTTCGTATCGACGACATGCCCCCATTTCAGGCCCGTATCATCCGCAATACGCTTGACGATGGCTGCGGCAGTCATATTCTTGAACACATAGGTTTCATTTGTGGACAAATAGCGGATTTGGTCATAGCATTTGACCTTGATCTGTTCCTCTTGATCGCTCCCGATTGTAAACACATATCCATAAAAAATCGGCATACCCTCCCACTTCGCCCTTACGATGTCGCCATTGTTAATCTTGATATTATCGGCAGCAATAAAGGAAAAATCAAAGCTGCCCGGCTTGCCGACCCGGGAGGTCTTCCAGGTTGCATCTGTGACCAGCTCGGATATATCCCATATAGACCCTTCCTTGTTATCCAGCAGCAGCTCCAGCATCCGGTTGTCCCCCCTCTTACGGTAGTTTAATGATCTTTCCAATCGGTAATCTCCTCAGCTCACTGTCCTTAATACCATTCAGCTTCTGAATCTGCTTGTACTTGGCTCCATCGCCAAGAAACTTCTTGGCCACCTTCCAAAGCGAATCCCCGGCTACCAATTTATAAGTCTTGGGCTGAACTCTCGTATCGGGACGGGGTTTTGATTCGTTACTGCTCTTATTAGCGGTTTTGACTCCCTCTTTGGTTTCTTCCACAATCTCCATCTTCGTTGCCGCGTAGAAACGGTATTCCTTAAACGAGATTTGATACTTGATATCGCCAACCGCCCCGCTGCTTTCCGACCAAGAGAACTTCTCGACACTGACATACATCGCAATATCTATTGATCCGCCAGTAAAGACCAGACGCATCGGCTGCTTGGAACGGGACCATTTCTGAATGTCCTCGACATAATGCTTCGGCTCGAATAACCTTTCTTTCGCAACACTCGCCCCCGGAAACCAGCTCACAGGAAAAATCCCCTCAAACGACAGCTCGGCAAGCTTCACGTTCCTGAGCACGTTGATCTCGCCGAGCTTCGATATATCATAGGTTTTATGATTACCCGATTCGGAAACCTCAATCTTGGCCGGCAGCACCGGAAATTCAATCGCTTCTTTCTCATTATTGTAAGAAAGAGTCATAGAGTATTTACTCATCTCAGCCATACACCCCCGCGGCGGAAGCAGCGATTTCATCTTCCAGAGTTTGTTCTATCCGAGCTACGATCGTATCGATATCCGCACCATTGTTCACGGGGCCTGTCGTTACCTGGACAGTTGGAGTAAGGGATACAAAATTCTGAATCGATTTCATCTCAGCCAGCTCCCGCATCATTTTCAGATCTTCGCTGCTGATATCTACCGAATTCTCAATTTGTCCTACCTTATCGACTCTTCCGACATTCGGGATGGAGTTGGATCCTGAGTTTATAGAAGCAGCACCTGGGTTCTGAACACTAGCCGCATTGTAAGGATTAGCTGTGATATCCAAGCCTCCCGTCGGATTTTTGAACTTGTCGGTAAGGGAATCCTTAAATGAACCTAGCTTATCCATCGCCATTTTTGTGCCCGTGGAGCCAACATTAACCCCCTTCTGGTAAGCAGCTCCTACATTCATATACTTCATCTGCCCAAAATCAACTTGTGTCTTAACAGGCTCCTCAAAGGAGTCCATAATACTTTTCACTTTATCACTTACTGCATGAATATTGTTCTCGTCAAATAATTCAGCCTGTTTAAATTTTGTCCCGAATATGCTATTCACACCATCAACCAGCCAATTGAAGCCTTTTAGAACTCCGTTGATCGCTGATAAAATCGTTGTCATAAAACCGCCAGCAAATCCCTCTACCCCCAGCAGCATATTATATAGATGCTCACCGAAGAACATGGCCAAATCATAGATTAACTTCTTGACGAAATAGACAGCTTCAAAAAATAAATTTACTGTAGATTCGGCAAATTGAAGAACCCCATTTACTAGACCAACAAAAATATTGTATACAACTGCAGAAAATGCAAAGAAAACACCAACAATTACCCCTATCACTTCCTGTGTAGATACGCCAAAGTGAATCATTGCAGCAACAAGCAGACCAACTAATGCAGCTACGAGCAAAATGGGCCAATTCACACTCATCCAAGCCACGGCCGCAGTCATGATCGGTGCTACCATCCCCCAGAGCTGCATAATTAACAATGGAATGATCGCCACTGCTAATGTAGTCAATATCTGCTCCATCACTGGCCAATTGTATTGTGCCACCTCTGCTAGCCAGATTGCACCGTCAATCAGCATATTGAGCAATCCCATAGCCACACTTATCCCTGTCTCTAACCCGCTGAAGAAGGAACTTGCTCCCGGACTATTCAACAGTTCACTCAATTTCTGGATAATGGGATCCAGGCCGCGGATTGCCGTGTTTTTAATGCTATTAAAATGGTCTCCGAATGTCTGCGGAAATTCAGAGAACTTGGCATTAATTTGATCGGATGCCGCAAACATTGCATTTTTGATAACGTCAGAGGATAGCGCACCGCTGGATGACAGATTAAGCAGTTCCTCTCTCGACTTTCCGGTATAATCCGCAACTGCCTGTGCCAGCATCGGGGCATACTCCATCAAGGAGCTGAAGTCACCGCCGCTGAAACTTCCAGCGGACATCATTTTCGTAAGGCTATCCATACCGGACTTCGAATCGCCTCCGCTCAAACGTATGGACTGTTGTGCCAATTCATGAAAAGCGACCATTTCGTCATTACTTTTGAAGGCATCCGGAGCCATTTGACCAAGCTGACTGATCTGCACCGCCGCATCCATATAATTTCCCCGTGAGCGCTGGGCTGAAGCAAATACTTTATCCTGCAATTGCTTGGTCGTCTGAAGATGATCATTGATTGCATCAAGACGAGCGAATGTATTTACATAAGCATCGCTGAAATCCATGGCGGATTTGAATTCCTTTGCTGTTGAAAACAACTTAATTACATTGGCACCCATCTTTTGGGTTTTCCCATGCAACTTATCCTGAGCCACGGCAGCAGCTTCGATTCCCTTCTTGAGATCGTCTACTACAGTGTATTCAGCGTCCAAGATTGTTGGCTGTCCTTCAAATTTAGAGACAATGCTCTTACCCGGATCAATTATTGTAAATTCCGGTTCATAGGTTACAGGCAATGGAAGAGTAGGCATGCGAGGCATAATCGACATAGAAGAATCGTAAAGAGCAAGTGCCTTTGACATCGTCGCCAATGGAAATCTACCTCCCTTCTAAAAAGTAAAAGCACCCTCCAAAAAGAGAGTGCTTAGATCATTAATTACAATATTTTTTCATTACCGCGTTGTTTTTCCTCGAGCTTTAACATATAAAAATTCATTACTTCAGGACTTTTTGCAACAAGGTTATGCTTTTTCTTTAACTTTTTATTAAACCGCTTTGTTCTACCATACCAAGCATCAGGTACAACAAATTTAATATAACTAAAATGTTTATCGGAATTAAAATAGGAAATGGTAAAATATTTTGCTAGCCAGCTTTCCTTTTTTTTGACATTCTCCGTTTTCGTGCGAGCATATGGCTTTAAGACTCCTTTACGTACTACCGTCTTGGAAACTTCCGTATCTATATACTGATGCTCAACTTTTGTATGAGTTTCCATTATAGCAATGTTCCCTAGTGGGATTTTAAATACATTATCTATTTTATACCTAAGTCCATACCAATTCCTTTCAGTAATGATGAAGTATTCATCATCAAAGCTCAATCTAAGTATGGCTTTAGAATTTTTCAATTGTAATCCGCCTATTAATAGGACGGTAGTCTTTGGGCTCATTAGATTCCCTCCATAATCATGCATCTTTTTACCAATTATACATGATTACGAAGCTAAAAAACCTACCTTTTCGTCGCCTGTTTCTCCGCCTGAATCCGCACCTGGATCATCGCGATCAGCGCGGCCTTCTTGCGCGGCTCTAGCTCGACGAAGTCCCAAGGCATAATGCGAAGCTTGTGGAGGGCGTAGTAGGCATAGTTCGCCTCACCGTCGCCCTCTTTAATTAGTTTTTTACTTCTTCAGCGAGCTCGTTCACATCTCTGTCAAAGCCGTTAACTTCCTGTACCTTCTGTAGAAGCGTCGCATATTCTCCAGGCAGCAGCATTTTGCGCAGCAGTTGATCAGAGCCAAGTACGCCATAGGATTTCTGCAGCTCGGCATCCTTCAAGTCCGGGAACACAACGCTGGCTACAACGAGCTTGGCCAAATATTCATCAGAGTTCGTATCCAGCGTAACGATACCTCTCTCCTTGATCTTGCGCTGTGACGATTTGCGGATCGCTTCGTTCTCTTCCTCGGTCATACTGCGCAGCTTCCATGGAATCGGCTTGCCCGCTTCATCCATGAAACGGGGGGAAATGATCACTTCCTCGGAAATTTCCGACACTACATTTTGGGCAAAAAATAAACTTAATTGACTCATGCTGCTCCTCCTTAAATTCCTTGAATCGTATTAAACGAATCAAGAATGTCGTAGTCCTCGAATGTGAACGGCAGTTCTTCATCCAGCATGTCGTCGCTGGTCGCATCCAGCTTGGCCGCAATGACGCTGTCGAGATTGCAATTTTTCAAAATAACGGTCTGCTTGCCGGCCGAGCTGCCCGGTTGCTCATTTACAATCTGCAGATCAAACCAGAAGTCCTTGCCCGTACGGATATAATCGCGCATCAATTGGCGGAAGACGGAAGACACATAATAAATCGTTAATGTACCACTGCCCTTCCACCCCGCAGAACGCTGTGGGGTATTCGTCTTGCCGAGAACAGGTACGTCTACCTTATTCTTCTCGATGGTCGCTTCAATCGTCTTTGCATAAAACAGCTCTTCATTCCGCCCCTCGATAATGACGAACGCCTTCCCTTGCTTCCCGCTTACTGCATCCTGTTTATTAAAAAATGCCATGGTTTGTCCCTCCTTATTGAACTGAAATATTCATATAAATTTTCTCGGCACTATCTACCGGCTGAACTGCGAGCTGAATCCAGACCGCGTCGACATCCTGCCCCGGCAAAACCTCGATATCGCTCTGTGAATCAAAATTCTGGATTGCGCCGATTCCTTGCAATTGGTCCAGATAGGTGATCACTTCACCCTTCAGCAAATTGCGTCCGTCCGCATTGTTGTCGGTCTTGCCGATATAATTTTGGCTGAAAATAGACTGGATGTCCTTCGCCATAGTATCGAGTACACGCAGCACCCGGTTTTTGCTAAATTTTTTATCCTTATCGGCTGTAAAAGAAGTTAACGTATTAATGTCCTGCTCGATGACTACACGCCCATTAACAACGCTGAGCACCATTTCACCTTGATTCAGCGCTTGTACAATCTCCGAATTCGTATATTTTGGCGCTACATCAACCGCATTCGGAATTTCTGTATAAGTGAGCGACTCATTCACATTCGCCGCCGCTTCCATCGCTGCGATCTCCCATAGCAAATAGATAGGCTCTACTGTCAGGCCATCCCCTGTAACGATACCGTTCTTCAGACTAATGACGCCTTCGTAGTTAGCCGCAGGATAGTCATATACCACGGTTTGGAACTTCTTGCCTTCCTGTTCGCGCAGCCGTTTGGTATAGGCAACTGCCAGCTGCTTCACATCACTATCGTCTACAGGAAGGCCAAGGACGTTGAAGTCCTCTGCTTCAAAAGCCGCCAATGCGTCGGAATATTCCCCCGCGCCTCCACTGCCATTCGCTCCGCCTTCCAGGGCGGTTCCCGCAGTCTCTGTCAATGCGCCGCTTCCCGAGAATTCAACGAACTCATTCGCCAGCAGCTTCTCCGCCGTCTCGACGGTTTGCACATCTACTTTCTCACCATCCAACAGCGTCTTCACCTCAAAGAAACCTTCATAGTCCAGACTGGACTGAATAACGATCTGCAGATCATTGCCTCTTGTACCGCCGTATTTTGCCGTAGCTGTCAGCGCTCCAAGCTTGGCTGTTGCCTTCACAGCGCCCTCAGCACCTAGCCGGTAAATCAGGACTTTACTGGCATGAGCCATTGCCGCCGTAATGTGACGAATTCGCGCATCCGTTGGCTGGAAGCCCAGCGATGGCAAGCATTGCTCCAGGAAGGTCTCGCTATTCAGCACCGTAATCCCCCTCTTGCCCCAAGGAAGCGGTGCCGGGAATGCCGCGATTCCTCGCTCTCCAAGCGTGCCAAGTGCTTTTGCCTCCGATTTGAAATTAATGTAAACGCCAGGTCTTACCTTGTTCTGAACTGTAAATGTTCCACCCGCCATTTTATTTCACTCCTTTATATTTAAATTGATTTATTTCCACTTCAGCTTCTGCCTTTGTATACCGCTGGCCATCCTTCAGAACGACCGACAAAATATCCTTCTGCACTCCGGAATAGGCCTGCGAAGCTAGAAATTGCGCTTTGGAGAACGTTGTTCCCTTATGCGTCTCTTCCGGCTGGAACACGACCGTCTCCCGCTCCTCCATTTGCTTAACTGCCTTTTTTGCTGTCATTTTTCAGAGATTCCTCCTCTTTGAGCGTTTGCATTTTGGGCTCTGCCCCAGCCGGGAGCCAAACTAGGAACTGAAAGCTAAAGTCGAAAAACAGTACCTCATCCCGAACTTCATGCTTCATTTGTGTCCCCATATATCTGGCACCGTCAATATCGAGCTCGCGAAATAATTCATATAGATGCTCAGCCATATCATGCACCGACATATTCGGACCTTGAGTTGTCAATCCACTTACAAACTGCACTTGAAAGGAACACGCCCGGTGATAACGACGATTCAGCTCCCGCTCCTGTGAAGCCTTCAGCATTTCTACATAAAAATAAGGCCCCTCGGCCTTCTGCTCAGACTGCTCACGCTGTACCGGGATTTCCGGAAAACGCTCGGCGAGTGATCGCATGACCCCATCTAGCAGCGTCCTGAAGCTCACCTCAATCATGCCTTTGCTCCCTTCTTCCCTTGATTCTCCACCACGCACCGCGGCAGGCTGCAAAATTGTTTTGTCCCTTCGAGCCGCCCCCATATACAGCTGATGCACAGCTTGGGCTGCTTCCATTCGATTTCCGTAAATGGCGCGGCAGGCGGATTCTTGTTGTTATTGCACGTTGGCATTGGCTTCCCTCCCAAAAAGAAAAGCCGCTGAATCAACTTCAGCGACTTTCCTGTTCTATCCGGCGATTAAGGACCTCTTTGGCCCGTTCGCCTGATTCTCACAATACAAATTTAACACGCCATTTAGGAAATGGACGGACATGCAGAGGACAACAAGCGGACATATGTTCGTATTTTATCATCTCTTATACCAAAAAAATAGGAATATCCTAGGCTATTCCATACGGTCTCTTTGAGATCACGTTTTTTACGGCTTGAATTTCTTACTTTCCTACTAAAATCCAAATTATCTGCAACCATTTCTACCTATTTTACGTTTAATATATTAACGGCTACTTTAATTTTAAAGATTCGGAGGTTCGCATGCTTAAAAAATGGACACTATCCTTACTAGCCTCTGTCATACTGGCTATTCCCGTATTATCCGCCTCCAGCTTTGCGAGTCCTGCCGCTGTGGAACTGGATAATGGGAAACTGCAGAACAATCGGGTACTTATTCCTCTTCGGGATGTTTCTCAGCACTTGGGCGCCCAAGTTGAATGGGATAAGCGTAGTCAGCTTATTACTATTGTCAAAGATGACACAACCATAAAGCTGGTTCTGGGTTCCAAAAAGGTTCAGGTCAATCAATCCGAGGTGACGCTGGATGTTCCAGCGCAGATTATGAATGGAGGAACTACCTATGTTCCCCTTCGTTTTGTCAGTCAGACATTAGGTGCGGACGTCGCGTGGGATCAACGGATCAGACAAGCTACAATTACATTAAATGATCTGCAAATCGTAGTGAATATGAATCCCGGGCAGCCACCGGCATCCATGAAGATAACGATGGAACGTTTACGACAGCTATCCGATATGTTGAACGAAGCCAATGATATCTCCGCCATCCAGCAGGTCCGTTCTTACTTTGCACCCTACTTTACAGATCGGTTCATTAATTCAATCATTCGGGATAAGGGACTCAACAGTAAATACGAGTTCAAAGATCTTACTTCTCCAGCTTCTTATACAAGCCCTACAACAGGGAAATTCTCTCAATCTATTGATATTGGAAAGAATGCAAACGGGGATTTGGTGACGATGACCAGGCAGGCACAATTCGTCTATATTGAAGGGATATGGAAAGTAGATAGCATTAGTTTCAAGAAGAACGAAATTCCTATTACAGGGGCTTAACGCCCACCGAATTAATATAAGGACCTCACACCGCAGATTGCGGTAGATGAGGTCCTTTTGCTTGACACCTTTTAATTGCTGAACTAATAAAGGCTAAGAAACAAAGCCGGCTATTTCAACTTCACAGCAGGGGCCAACGTGATCTCAAAGGCACGACCCCATAGAAAATCAGGATTTTCATAAGGTAAATGAACACGGTTGTAACCGGCAAGCCTCCAGGAAGCCCCGCAGATTTGCTTCACATTATGCGCACGATCGGTGCTGCCGATCGAGAAGGCCGGCTTATCTCCCAGAGTCGATACCAGAATTTGCATTCGATCTCGCAGCAAGGTAAGCATATGCTCATAATCCTCCGCCGAGTTGAAGACAAGCATATTCTGATCCGCCATCGTTTGCGGAAAATTGCTGTATTTGCCATGGCTTCTGGAGTACGTCCGGATTTCACCAATCGCTACTGCTTTATAGTAGTAATCCTTCAGGAATCGCTTGAATAATAGAGATCCATGCGCGTTAATGGCTGCTTCGAGCGCTGCCTCCTTCTTCTCCGAGACCAGGAAGCGGTAGCGGGCCTGACCCATCCCTAAAGAGAGCCCGATTTTATTGCCGGCTGTATTCCAAGCGCTGTAACCGAGAAGTCGTCCGGTATATGGGTTTTCCAGCAATGCATCTGTTACCACAGCATTGGCTGCCCCCTGACCCACAAAATCAATCACAACCGTTGCCCTGTTCTCCGCCCCATTTGCCTCTATTCGCGTCATAGCACTGGATACCTGGGCAGCATCCGTTATAGCGATAATCTCAATATCCGGCGAACCGGTGACATATTGCCCTCCAACAATATCGATATGACGAAGAATATTCTCATGGACGCTCATATATTCATACGGGTTGATAATTGTGGAACCATGCGGGCCATAATATTGCAGCGCAAATTTGGTTCTGCTCTTTCGCCCTCTATTTAAATGGTTCGCCATACGCGCTACTAAGGAATGACCCAGACCATCGGCATCAGGCAAAATAATTGCCAAATTCGCATTTTGTCCACCGCAGCCTCCTAGCGAGCGATTAATAAAGTTCTCCACGAAACGGATCTCGTTGATCTGCACCCCTTCTGTCTTCGCATCATCGACTCCGATGGCCAGGAAGTCAATATAACCGCGGCGGGCCAAGCGATCCAGCACATAGTAATTCGTCTTGAACTTATGCTGACGGGTGTTATAATATTGCTCTTTATCAAACTCTGTAGTGTCGCCGTATTGGGTATCCGTATCTGAAGTGTTGTATCCGTTCAGAATATCGCTGAAGGCCGTATAAGATTGCCGAGGCTGGCCCATAAAATTACGCGATTCCACGTAGGCATCGTAGGTAAGGCTTTCTGTAAAAGTCGTCGTCGCCAGCCGCATAATCGTGTCCAGCACATACACAGGTTTATGAGGATAACGTTTTTTGATCTGGCTGATCACATCGAGCAGATGGGCCGTGGAAGAATCATAGTTTGGATAGTCCCCGCCCCCGTTCTCCCGCAGTCGTCTGCTGCCGATCAGCCCGCCGTAAGCGAGCATATCAATCGAAATAATGAAGCCCTCTACCTTTGCCGCATGATCAACGATAAATTGGCGAATGTTCGCCGTATTTCCGAACGTTGGCGAGCAGGTTCTAATCAACTGATCTCCTGAAGCTTCCGCATCCGCATCGATACGGTTCCGAATGTCTGCAGGATCGGGCGTAATAAGCTGTAATCCGGCAGCGTGCCCCAACGTGATCACGTCGTCCAGATTTACAGGACGATCATCGAGTGGTACATACAATACTTTTTTCATAAATAATCACCTCTACATTGGTTTAAATATATGTGGCATAAAATAAGAAAAGCCGCCGAAATGTTATTCAGCGACTTTGGTGGTGGGATCGGCGATGCAGAATTTCTTGTCATTCTCACCTTATGCCACAATACCAATTTAACATGTCAAAAAAGAAATGATCGGACATCCAAAGGACATAAAGCGGACATATGTTCGTTTTTTGAGAAAAGAAAAAAGCCGGCACGCTGCCGACTAATATACCAAGCTCTAAGTATTACTGCATTTCGCGTATTCCCTCACGCCCTCAGACTCCTCATCTTCGAAAACTTCCAGCTTCATGGCCACGGCAAGAATTCGCAGCGCACTTGCCTTGATACGTCTATAGGTTCTGTCGCTAATGCCCATCTCGCCGCAGCTGATGAAATCATATTCGCCCTCCCGGCTCAGATAGCTTCGTTCAATAACCTCTCGCTGTACCGCGGATAGACTGCACATCGCCTTGTCCAACAATTCGGATTTGCGGATCAATTCTGCTTCGCGATCCACATTTGATATAGCCAGATGTTCAGAAGGCTTGCTGACAAGATTCGTATTTCCGTGATATCTTGGCTCATAACTGGCCGTGATCCCTGCCTCGCGGCGGATAAAGCCAATCTGCCTGTAATGACGGATCTCTTCAAGCCGCTGCTCCACGGCCACTCTTGTTGCAGTCTGATTGATCGGCAGATTCTCAAATACAGTCAAGTAAATGTTAGTGTTGCGTCTTGCCATAACAATCCCTCCCCAGATTCACCAATAAAATATATGATCATAAGACAGTTGAATTATAAATACCATTTTGGTAACCTATAATATAGAATCTTTTAGTCTTCATTTCATTACTCCGAGTGATTTTGTCTCTCTACCCCCTAAACTCTATTCTTTACCGAAACGGTAACTGTAAATCGATTATATATTACCATTATGGTAATGTCAATCTTTGTAACTCCCAATTAAATACAAAATAATATCTTACCATTACGGTAACTATATGCTATAATAGTCTAAACGATGAAAGAGGAGTCATTATGCAAACCCTTGGTGATCGTATCAAGTACCTCAGAGAATTGAAGCAACTGACGCAAAAAGATTTAGCCGCTCAAGCGGAGCTTACGATCGTCCAATTGTCTCGATATGAGACGAATGACCGCAAGCCCGACCCGGAATCCTTGCGCCGCATCATCGATGCGCTGGATACAAGCGGGGATTACTTGCTGGGCAGAACTCAGGATCCTGCTCCTATGAAGGAAGCGGTGACGAACATGTCTTTTTATGGTGGTCCTGAAGCCTACACCGCTGACGAAATCGCGATGATGGAAGCCGCGCTTAAGGCTTATCGCGAGCAGAAGAAGAAATTGCTGCATAAAGACAGCGAAGACAAAGATAAAAACAATTCCGATCAATAGAGGATTCTCCGCCTATAACGACGAATCTAATAATAATCAAGTTTGGCTTTTGACCAGGCCCTTTCTGCGAAGGGCTATTATTTTCCAATATATTGCGAACATACATTCTTATTTGAGGTGGATTTATGTTATTCTCCTATTACCAGGAAACTCCTTTGGAACAATGGATCAGCACAGAATATATGAGCCACGGAATCATGGTTCCCGAGCAGCTGGATATCGATCATATTGCCGAAGCCTTTGGCGTTGAGCTAATCTATGAGGCCTGTCCGTCCTTCTCCGATAATGAAGATAAAGTTATATTTCTGAATAAACAGACGCAGGAAGTGAGCGCCCGGCTGATCTTCTTCCATGAACTCTGCCATGTTATGCGTCATGCCGGTGATCAGCGACGAATGCCTCTGCTCTTCAAGAATGCCCAGGAAACGGAGGCCGAGCAGTTCGTTCTCTACGCTGCGATGCCATTTTACATGATGGCCAGACAAAATATTCCCGATCAGCATTGTGAGGCGATTCCGTTCATTGCCGAGCAATTCCAGGTTACCCTGGAACTAGCGGAGCGTAGACTTGATCAAGTCCAACGCAGAGTGCTTCAGGGCACATTGATCGCAGCAGCCCGTGAAGCGGATCGGAAGCAGGCCGCTGACTCCTGGTCTCCTGAGACTATGCGGATTCTTAACCAACTGGAACGGCAGATTTCCGGAGGCAGAGGAGGCAACTGATCTATGCGATTAGCCGTATATTGTGATTTCATCTCGGAAGGGATACATCCACTTCAGCTTATTATTCAGCCTGATCCGGGCGAATTGGACTGGGACGAGGTTCTCTATCTCCCCTTATCCGGTCCTTTTGAACCGTTCGAAGCGGAACAATTCGGCGACCTGATCGGCGCTTCCGTCCTGCTTGAGGATCTTGTTATCAGTCACGAAGAACCGGAGCAAATAGGCATACGGCTTCCCCAGATAACCTCACGTTACCCGGAAGCCGACATCTCTCTGCTTATTTTGCAAATTGCCGATGTCGAAGAAGTGTTAGGCTACCGCTGGGAGCAGGCCAATTTATCGATTTGA